ACGAGCTCCGCGCTCGCCCCGTCCGCACGATTCACCTTTAAGCCTTCACCCCTTCAACCACTTCACCGGCGCGCAGCGCCGGTCGTTTTTTGCAACCACAGGAGCCCTCATGCGCACCATCAACCTTCCTGCCATCGGCAGCTTCATCCAAGACCAAGGCGGCTATCTGGGCGCCATCCTGCGCGGCCCCGCCGCTGACGGCAGCGAAGACTTCGCAGTCATCGTCCCTGAAGAGGAAGGCGCCGAGCTGAAAGACGTCACCTGGTCCGACCAGTACACCAAGATCGAAGACGCCGACAGCAAGACCGATGGCGCAGCCAACACCGCCGCCATGGTGGCCGCCGGCCTTCCGCTGGCCCTGCACATCCGCGACCTGGAGCTGCACGGCTTCAAGGACTGGTACCTGCCATCGGCTGGCGAGCTGCGCGCCCTGAGCGCCAACGTGCCGGATCTGTTCCACCACGATGACTGGTACTGGAGCAGCACGCAGTACTCGCGCAACCTCGCCTGGTGCCAGGTCTTCGAGAACGGCCTCAGCGACAACTACGTCAAGGCCAGCGGGCTCCGCGCTCGCCCCGTCCGCAAGATTCCACTTTCTCACTTCAGCGCTTGACCACTTCACCGGCGCGCCAGCGCCGGTTGCGCGTAAAAATCCATGGCACTTACCACTGACCTCGATATCTACCGTCAGGCCTCAGGCCTGCTGTCGCTGGCAATTGATGTGCAAGCCCAGATTCCCCGGGCCTTCCGGGCATCAATGGGCAATCGCATCGCCGACGAGTGCGTGGAGATCCTGGTGCTGATCGCCCGGGCCAACGCGGCCCGTACCGGCGAGCACCGGGCAGCGCAAATCGAGGCCCTGCTGGAACGCCTGGATGTGGCCAAGTTCCTGCTGCGCGCAGCGCATGAGAAGCGGCTGATTGCCCCCAAGGTCTGGTCCAGCAGCATCCAGCTGACCGACAGCGTGGGCAAGCAGGCCAACGGCTGGCTCAAGTCAGCCCGTCAGCGCACCTGACGCCACCTTGACCGCAGCGCCTGCTGCATGGCGGTCACGGCCGCCATGCCCGTGCGTTTTTGAATCTGGTCGGGCCGCTGGGCCACAAGCCCACCGCCAGGCGCACCAGGGGAACGACCCGGACCACCGGCGCACGCCCCGCGCAGCCATCTTGCTGATCGGCATCGCCTTCGGCAGGACCGCATAAATAGCCCGACACGTCGCAGTACTCGCGCAACAACGCCTGGTGCCAGGACTTCGAGAACGGCAACAGCAACAACAACGACAAGGACAACGAGCTCCGCGCTCGCCCCGTCCGCAGATTCAAGCCCGGCCGGCCCACCGCCGGCCACCCCAACACCATGACCGACACCCCCGCCACTATGCTGGAGCTGGTGCAGGCCTATCTGGACTGCCGGCGCCACAAACGGAGCAGTGCCAGCGCCCTGGCATTCGAGATCAACCTGGAATCCAACCTGGCCGCCCTGCACACCGAGCTGGTGGACGGCAGCTACCGCCCAGGGCGCAGCATCTGCTTTGTGGTCACCCGGCCCAAGCCACGGGAGGTGTGGGCGGCAGACTTCAGGGACCGCATCGTGCACCACCTGCTGTACAACCGCATTGCGCCGCGCTTTCATGCGGCCTTCACCGCTGACAGCTGCGCCTGCATTCCCGGACGCGGCACCCTGTACGGCGCCCAGCGGCTGGAGCACCAGGTGCGCAGCATCACCCGCAACTGGAGCCGGCCCGCGCACTACCTCAAGTGCGACTGTGCCAACTTCTTTATCAGCATCGACAAGCTGGTGCTGCGCGAGCGCCTGGCCAGGCGTGTGCATGAACCCTGGTGGCTGGCCTTGACCGACACCATCCTGCTTCACGACCCGCGCCAGGACGTGGAGGTGCGCGGCAACGCCGCAGACTTGCGCCGCGTGCCGCCCCACAAGAGCCTGTTCAACGCACCCGCAGACACCGGCCTGCCCATCGGCAACCTCAGCAGCCAGTTCTTTGCCAACGTGCTGCTGGATGCCCTGGACCAGTTCGCCAAGCACCGGCTGCGCGCACCGCACTACGTGCGCTATGTCGACGACTTCGTGCTGCTGCACCCGTCACCCCAGTGGCTGGCCCAGGCCCTGCAGCGCATCCAGGCCTGGCTGCCGCAGCAGCTGCACCTGCAGCTCAACCCCCGCAAGACCGTGCTGCAGCCCGTGGCCCGCGGCATTGACTTCGTGGGCCACGTCATCAAACCCTGGCGCCGCACCACACGGCCGCGCACGCTGCGCACCGCCCTGCAACGGCTGGAGCACATGCCCGCCAGCGAAACCTACGCCGCCGGCAACAGCTATCTGGGCCTGGTGCGCCAGGCCACCCACAGCCACAAAGAGCGCGCCGCCATCGCCAGGGCCCTGCTCAAACGTGGCCACGCCGTGGAAGGCCTGCACCTGAGCAAGGCGTTCCCTCACCCACAGAAAGGAAGCACCGCATGAAACACACCGGCATGCTTTTTCTCAGCCGCCACCGCCCACTGGCCGGCCGCGCCAAGTGCGGGGCGTTCCAGGTGCAGCTGCAGGTCTACGACCGACTGGGCAACCACCAGGCAGAGCCTTGGTGCATCACCTGGACCGGACCGGCCGCCCATCGCTTCTGGCAGCAGCACGAGCACAACCTCAAACCCGGCGCCGTGCTGCAGGTCGAACTGGAGCATGCCCGCCTGCACACCATCTTCAGCCGCCCACCGCAAGCCATCGTGCACGCCCGCGTGATCCAGATGGAATACGTGCCGCGCGTGCAACCCGCCACCGCCCAACACCAGCACAGCCAACATGCTTGAGAACGCACCCATCATCATCGGCCTGACCGGCGCCAACGGTGCAGGCAAGGACACCGTGGCCGGCATGCTGTCCCGCGCCCTCCACATGCAGCGCCGCCAAAGCTGCGTCATGGCATTTGCCGATCCGCTGTATGAAGAGGTGGCAAAAGCCTTTGTGATCAGCATCGAGCAGCTAAAAGAGCGCAGCACCAAAGAGCAGCCGATACAAGCACTGATGCTCAGCATGTGCGGCGACCCCTGGTTTCACTGGAGCATTGAGCAGGCCTGCAATGCGCCAGTGGCGCTGGAGGAACCGCGCAGCCCACGCCAGATCCTGCAATGGTGGGGCACCCAGTACCGCCGGGCACAGGATCCGCTGTATTGGGTCAAGCGCTTTGAGCACCGTGTCCGCCAGCACCAGGAGGCCGGCATTCAGCACATCGTGGTCACCGATGTGCGCTTTGCGGACGAAGCCGCCACCATCCGCGCACTGGGCGGCCAAATCTGGCGCGTGCACCGCCCCAACCTGCCCACCAGCGGCACCGGCCACGTCAGCGAGGTGACCGGCCTGGAGTTTGATCCGGAGGCCACCATCCTGAACAGTGGCAGCCTGGACGCGCTGCACTACGCCACCCTGCAAACCCTCTTCAACAGCCACATGCGCAAGGCGGAGGCGCCATGAAGACCTATCGTCTCACCGAGGACGGCATTCAGGCCATGCCCGAAAACACGCCGCCAGCCTGGGGCCCGGATGCCTACGATTTTCAGAGCCTGGAGCTTGCCCGGTTCGCCGGCATGCTGCACCGGGGCAACAAACCACGGATCAAAATCAATAGCGTAAACCGCACACCAGTCAATGCGCAGGTGCATAAAACAAGCGCAGGCTAGACACCAAGCGGCACGCGCGCGACCCGCTACTACCCAACACCAGGAGAAGCCATGCGAAGCCCCAACAAAGGCCGCGAGCCCATGCGGCTGCAAGACCTGGCCGAGCAAATCGACTGCATAAGGTGCGACCAAAAGAAGCCCGCGGCCGGCGCCCGCCGCTTTCATGCCTGCCACGTCTGCGCCGATTGCACGCAAAGGCTTGACCAGATGCCGCCACCCAACCGAAAGGCCAACGCGGCACGCTGACGACACCCCAACACCACCACAGCCCGCCACCGTGCGGGCTTTTGCTTTTCTGGACACCCATGAAACGTGACAACTTCACCCTTGGCCTGGACCTGGGCCGCGAGCTGATCATCGACAACTTCGCCGGCGGTGGCGGCACCAGCACCGGCCTGGAAATGGCTTTCGGCCGCCCCGTGGACATTGCCATCAACCACAACCCCGAGGCGCTGGCGATGCACGCGCTGAACCACCCGCACACCCAGCACCTGTGCGAAAGCGTGTGGGAGGTGGACCCCATCGCGGTGACCAAGAACCAGCCCGTGGGCCTGGTCTGGCTGTCGCCCGACTGCAAGCACTTCTCCAAGGCCAAGGGCGGCACCCCCGTGGAAAAGCACATCCGTGGCTTGGCCTGGGTGGGCATGCGCTGGGCCGCCATGTGCAAGCCCCGCATGCTGATGCTGGAGAACGTGGAAGAGTTTCAGGACTGGGGCCCGCTGATCGTGGATGCAGAGGGCAAGGCACGGCCAGACCCTACCCGCAAGGGCCAGACGTTCAAGAGCTTTGTGCGCCAGCTGCGCGGCCTGGGCTACGCGGTGGACTGGACGGAGCTGCGTGCCTGCGACCA